TGTCGCAACAATAATTTTTTTCTTCTTTATCTTCAATAGAATTTATCCCTGGGCAGGGGGGCTTACGGCTCATCACACCGCAAACCACTACCGCATATATTGATACAATGATTGTCCTTTTGAGACCGTTATTGCTTTTTCGTCATATTGTACTTTGAAAAATCAAAGTCAAGAAATTGCCGAAGGGATCAACTGGTTGCAAACCATTTGTCGAAGATTCTATGTCTTCATACAAAATTCCCTTTTACAAATATAAAGATCGAAGTTTCGTCAGCTACCGCTTCTGATACTCGCAGAATAAATGCTCATTGTGCTGTCTTCTATACTATACTTAATCGATGGCCTCGAATGTATTTCGTATTCCAACAATCGCCAACTAGTAGTTTAATGTCATACTGGACAAGAGAATAAATAATTAAGCAACATTAATATCATTTATTTTTCAATTTTTATTTAAATAAAAGTAATTATTTAAATTAATGAAATTAATTTCAAGTATATTTTTAGTTTTCAATTTATTTTTTGCTGAATCATATAATTACTTGAATAATGATAAAGTAAATTATGATGTTAAACAAATGGACTTGGATCATCCTTGGGATCAAGGAAAATCGACAAGTGGTTATCATATAGGATTTCCTAGAGGTGGTATTGGATGTATAACTTCAAAAAATGACAATGATGAAATATATTTAATATCAAGTCAAGCATTATTATCGAGATGGAATGAATATTATAGATGTTCAGAACAATATAGAACAGTGTCTATATTCAAAAGAAACTTAACATCATCTAAAAATGAAAAAGAATTAATAATTGGTGAAGAATATACAGGATCTTATAATTATCAATGCTATTTTTGGAATGATTATGATTTAACTTTATTTGATCATTTAACTAGTCATGAAAAATATAATAAAGAAAGAGAATTATGTATAAATAAGGGACATTTTTGGAGAGATGATATGACACCAAAACCAAATGGATGTTATTGTGGATGTTGCAAAAATATAAACAGACCAGTAGGAGGTAAAGGAAGTGATAATGTTGTAACTTGTGGTATTGATAAGCAATATAATATTTTATATTATATAGGTGCTAATTACCATAAATGTGGAAGTTATTATAATACAAAACCGTCTTTAGTTAGAATAAACTTAACTTCATTTCAATTTATGGATAGAACAATTTTAAATGAAATTGAAGATACAAATAATCTAACAAAATGGCAAGATAATGAATTATTAGAACAAGAACGATATTTTAATTTTCCAGGAACAAGTCATATTTATAATGGAAAAATATATTTATCTTTTAGAATAACAAATAACGGTATATGGGTAATTGATATTAGAAATCATAAAATTAAAATAATACAAGCATATCAAGTACTCGAACCATATAATCATATTGAATTTAATGGAACTCAAGAAATTAAAACAACTAAATATGAAATATTATCGTCAATCTCTCGATCATATTTTAATGAAAAAGATAAAATTATATATTTCGTTGCAGAAACATATACAGATAATGCAAAAATATTAATTTTAAATGTCTCAAATAATAATATTTTTAATGATATTAAAATTATAGAATTAAATGGAATAAATAATGTGAAAGGCATAAAAATGGATACAAAAAGAGAAAAAATTTATTTACTTGTTGGTCAAGTTTCTAGTGAAATGTATAAAATGGATAAGCAATTTAATGTAATTCCTGTATCTCAAGAATGCGAAGTAGACTCATTAACATTTCCAATAGAATGGAAAAGTGCAGAAAGTTTCGAAATTGATGAAATATCTGGATATATTTATGTATTTTTTATTAAGAAACCATACAATGGATTTTCAACTATAAGAATTAATGATTTTACATTAAATCATACTTTCAATAAATTTATATTTTACAATAAAGATGATGAATTATGGGAACCTGAATATTTAAATATATCATATATAAATAGAAAAAGTGGGAAAATATTCATTTCTAATTTTCCTAATGAAAATAATTTCTTTTTATCTTTTAGTGAGATTAGCATTCTTGGATGTTCATATGGAAGAAGAAAAGATATGAATGATTGTATTAATTGTATACCTGGTACATATTCAAATAAAATAGGAACAAATACATGTAAATTATGTAATTTTGGATATTCATCTTCCGATTATGAATCATCTAATTGTAATTTATGTACCAAGGGTAAATATGCAAATTTATTGGGATCATCTAATTGTGAATCATGTGGTCCAGGTAATTATTCTGAAAATACAGGATCTAAAATTTGTAAAAATTGTGAAGCTGGTAAATATAATTCTAAAACAGGATCATTAACCCCAACAGATTGTTTAGAATGTCAAAATGGAAAATATTCTAAAAATGGTTTTGATTCTTGTTTGACATGTGACCTAGGAAAAGTTACTATTGATAAAAAATATTGCTATGATTGTTTAGTAGGTACTTACAGTATTAATTTAGATATTACAAGTTATGATCAATGTCTGAAATGTCCTAAAGGAAGATATAATAATAATATAGGTTCAAAAAGTATTAATGATTGCATTGTTTGCGAAGTAGGTACATATAGTTTAATCTTTGGCGGTAGTAGTAAAGATTCTTGTTTAAATTGTCCAGCAGGTATGTATAGAAGTTTAAATATGAATTCAGGAGAAAAATGTAACATTTGTCAAAATGGAAAATATTCAAGTGATAAAGCTGAAGAATGTATTGATTGTTCAAAGGGAAAATATAATAATGGTTTAGAAAAAGAAGATCATCTTACATGTTTAAACTGTCTAATCGGAAAGTATAGTAATATTTTAGGTGCAGATTCTGAATTAAAATGTATTAATTGTCAAGTAGGAAAATATAGTATAATTTTAGGTTCTAATACTAGTAATAATTGTTTAAAATGCGAGAAAGGTAAATATAGCGATATTATAGGATCCGATTCAAAAGAAAATTGTAAACAATGTCCTGGGGGTAAATTTAGAAAGTTTAAAGGTGGTATGTCTATAAACGATTGTATTAATTGTCCAGTAGGATTTTATTCTTATCAAAATACTATTTCTTGTGAAGCATGTGCTAAAGGAAAATATAGTATTAATCCTGGATCATTTGAGTGTACTAATTGCGAAGAAGGAGAATTTACAAATGAAAATTCAACAATATCATGTAATTTATGTCCTGAAAATTCAAAACCTAATCATGATTTTACTAGATGCGAATGTATTACAGGAACTTATATGGAAAATAATGAACCTTTAATTTGTTCAATGTGTCCACCTAATTTTATTTGTGAAAAAAAATCTACAATTGAAACTTTAAAAGTAAAACCTAAATTTTGGAGAGCTAATAAAACAACATTATATTTAGAAAAATGTAAAAAAGGATACAACTGTCCAGGTGGTGAAATTAATAATACATCTGATGATTTATGTAATGTAGGACATATTGGTCCAATTTGCGATGTTTGCAAAGAAGGATGGGCTAAAAATGATGGTAAATGTTTTGAATGTTTAACTACAACAGGAATAAAAGTTAGAAGTTATATTTTTACATTTATATTTCCTATAATTATAGCATGTATTACCTTTTTTATGATTAAAACAGCTAATCCATCAACCAGTGAAACTCAAAAAGAACCTTTATCGGGGGTTATTAAAATTTTTATGAATTATGCTCAAATTTTTACTTTAGCAAGTTCTTTTGAAATTAATTGGCCTGAAATGGTTCTAATATTATTTGATAGAACTAAAGAATTTTCATCACCTAAAATAAGTTTTTATTCTTCAGACTGTACAATAGGATGGGATTATTATAATAAATTACTGATATATATTGTTTTACCAATATTGTATGTTATTTTAGTATTTTCAATTCTATATATTTACACATTTTATTTTTATGATAAAAAAAGAAATAAAAAAATAAAAGATGAAGATTTCAATGATGATGAAAAATTTTATAAAAAGAACCCTAATCCAAAAATATTTTTTCAATCTTGGTTATGTACAGCTACATTAATTGGATTGTTTTTAGCATGGCCTACTATAATTAAACAATCGTTATCAATAATACCTTGTAAAAAATTTGGAACTCAATATTACTTATTAGAAGACTTATCAATTGAATGTTATACTACAAAACATTTTACATATTCAGTATTATGTTATATTTCTTTAGTTGTTTATGGTATTATTGTTCCATTCATAGCATATAATTTAATTAGAGAAAAAAGATTTTCACTTTATGATTTTGAATCAAAATATGAAATGCCTGCTCCATTATCTTTTTTATTTCTTGGATATAGAGAAGAAGTTTGGTATTATGAATTTATAGTAATGGCAAAAAAATACTCACTAATCCTAATTACTGTATTTTTAAAAGAATATAGTAGATATCAAATGATTTGTGCGAGTTTATTTATACAAGCTGCTTTCTTTATTCATGTTTTTCTTAGACCATATGATTCAATAAGTAATTACGGTGTTTTATGTAATAAATTAGAAAGTATTAGTTTATTAGCTTTAGTTGTTACATTAAACTCAGGTTTATTTTTTGGTACTATTAATGATCAATATCAATTAGGCTCATTTGAATATGTATTAATTACATTATTATTTTTAATGAATGCATTGGTAATGATATATTTTTTATATTATTTGATAAAATTATCTGTGAATGAAAGTATGGGATATTTAAAAAAGTTTTATAAAAAACTAGAAGATAGGAAATTTTTTTGTCTCAAATATATATCCAATGAAAAAAGAAAAATAATTAAAGAATGGAGTGAGGTAGATAAAATAGATACATATGGTATAAATCTTAAATCACCTGAAGAAATAGAATTATTTAATCACTTTTTTAATGACAAAAAAATGTTTTCACACGAATTAAAAGAAATATTAAAAAATGAAGATCTAAATAAACTTGGATTCATTTTAAATAAAATTAGATCTCAAATTGAAATTATAGAAAAACAAAGATGTTGGTTATCTGTTCAAAATAATAGATTGTATAAAAAATTAAGAAAAGAATTAGTTGATAATAAAAATAAATTAAGTAAAGAAAATATAAATAAATTAAATGATATATTAGAAAATTATATTAATAATGGATTGAAATATAGTAAAACTATTGATAATATTTCTGAAAAAGCTCTTAAAAGTATCAGAAGAAAATCTATTATTGAAATGCAAACTATTACAGAAAATAACGAGTCAATACTTACTAATTATTCTTCAACCGATTCTTATCAAACTTCAGATGAAGAATCATCTTATTATGAAAATTCTCTAAGTATAGTCAAAGAGATTACTATTTAAATTAATTATTTATAAAAATAAAAAATTAATTTATTTTCTTATACACATATTAAGACCAACACAAGGTGTATTTCATGTATTAACAAACCATTCATTTAAATTTGAACCACTTAAAATAAAAAACAATATAACTAAAAGTTATAATGTATCAGATTTCATATATTTTTATTGTAGAAAATATTATAATTTAATATGATATTTTTTATAATTTTTTAAATATTTAATATAATTTATAAGCATCATTTACTTTATTATCAAATGCATCATCGTTTTTAAAAAAATTAGCGGTTTTTGAATTATCTGAAATTTGCATTGAAACAGAATTTGGTAAATCTCTCATTTCCTTTGGAACTTTAGCATATGGATCTTTTAATTCAGGAAATGCTTTTTTAACAACTATTTTTTTCATCTTTTGTTTCGCAAACTTATCTGAAAATGCTGAAGCCATATTTTTAAATCTTAAATGATGGTTTAAATTTTTGAATCTACCTAAATAATAAGGATCAAATTTTCTATCTTCGAAATCATCTGTATTATTTAAAATTGGTTCATCATGTACACTAATATGACCTAAAAATGGTTTACCCATTTCTTTTGATAATGTTGGGTTAGAACATGATTTTAAACCTACTAGACCTTTAGTCCTTCTATATGAAATAGGATCTGCTTCTAAACCATAATTTGGCAAATTGCAATTTTTTTCTTTTATTGGTGATACTACACTTGAAACAGTTGGTGATACTACACTTGAAACAGTTGGTGATGCTACACTTGAAACAGTTGGCGATGCTACACTTGAAACAGTTGGCGGTGCTACTTTAGAAAAAATTTGAATAATGTTTTTATGATTTTTTTTATTTAATTGTTCTTGAGTAACATTTTTTTTATTTCTTGCAAGTTTAAATGGATCTTTAAAATGAAGTTCCATAAAATTTTCTTTATTATTAACTTTTAAATATTTACCTGAATTAGATCTAATAAAAATTGTTGGACTGTTTTCTAAATCCATAGCTTTTCTTCTTGGTCTACGTCTTCTTATTACTAATTTAGGAGAAGTTGAAGATGTAGGAGAAGTAATAGAACTAATTGCACTTAAAACACTACTAGGTGAAGGAGAAGTAATTACATGCATAACACTTTTTCTTTTTGGTTTGTTGCAACCACAATTAGACATTTTTCTTGTAATATTTTTTAAATGATTTTTCCATTTTCTACATTCTCCGCTACATTTATTTTTACAACCACATGGTAATTTATATTTTTTTCTACATTCTCCGCTACATTTATTTTTACAACC